GGCACCCTGAGCGACGGCTGCGGCGGTGGTACCGAGCGCACCGCGGACCACGGTCAGCGAGCGCGAGGCGTAGATGATGGAGCCGGAGTGAGCGGCGAGGGTGGTGCCATCCCAGGCCCGGTCGACGATCAGGTTGTTGCCGGCGATGTCGACGATGCGCATGCGCTCGGCGCCGATGAGCAGCACCTCGCCCACCGTGAACGCCGTGCCGTCGGTGACAGCGACGGTCTCGTTGTTCTTGGCCGTGGTGAGGTCGGCCTGCAGCGTCTGGCCGGTGCTGGTCATGGCCCGTTCGGTGACGATGAGCCGCTCGCTGCCGATCCGCAGCACCTGGCCGACGCCGACCGCGGCCGAGTTGCTGACCAGCAGGGTGGTCGCGGTGTCGCTGGCCGCCGCGGTGGCGGTGCCGGCCGGGGACTCGTCGTTGCGGTAGCCCCACAGGCCGGTGATGCTGATGGCCTGCTGCCGGGTCTGGCCGCCGCCGAACGCGGCGCTGGTGCCGATGTTCAACTCGACCCGGTTGTACGGCGGCCCGGACCGATTCGGCTCGAGCATGACGTCCGCGGTGCTGATGCTGGTGCCGCCGGAGGAGATCGCGGTCAGCTCGATCAGCTCGGACGCGTCGAGCCACAGGCGCTGCGGCTGCGCGTACTGGTCCGGCCAGTCAAAGTAGCGGGTGTCGACCTCGGGGTAGAAACGGCGGTGCAGGAAGCCCTCGACGTCCCGCGAGGCAGCCGCGATCGCCCGGTCCACGTTCGAGTTGGACCGGGACGTCTCCTTGTAGTCGAGCGCCTGCTTGACGTCCTCGCGGGTGGCGTACCAGGGCTGCACCGTCACCGGGTCACCGCCCGTACAGCGACAGGCTGATGCCGGTGAAGGTGGGGCTGCTGCTGCCGCCGATGGTCCAGCGGATCCGGCCGACGTCGGTCAGCTGGTAGCCGGTGGAGATGTTGCCGTAGGTGGTGCCGGAGCTGTTCAGTACGGCGCCGCTGATGGCGGTGGCGTTCGAGACGAGGCACCAGTTGCCGAGGGCGTCCTTGACGTCGAAGAACACGGCGAGGGTCGGCGAGGTGCCCGTCGGGGCGTTGGCGGTGCTGACAACGAGCAGCCCGTTGCTGATCTTCGAGATGTTGATCAGGCCCGTGGTGGAGCCGTCGAGCAGATTGGTGGTGCCCGCGGTGACCGTGTCACTGCTGCTGTTCAGCGTCAGCCCAGACGCCCGGAACAGCTCGTTGGAGCGGTGCAGAGTCATCAGGCACCGCCGTCAGCGGTCGGGGTGCCATCCGTCGAAGGGGCAGTAGAGCTGCCCGTCCGGTCCTTGTCGGAGGGGCTCGCCGTCTTGCGGGCACGCGACTGGCGGCTGCTGCCGCTGGGCTTCTGCGTCGGCTCGGGCCTCGGCGAGGATGTCTCGGAGCTGTTCCCAGGAGATGACTCCTCCTCGGGGGCGGCCGGCGCGTCGATGACGAGCTCGGCGGGGGCATCGTCTGCGGCGTTGGTGGGGCCGCCGTGCACGCTGATCTTCGGCATGGGGTCCTCCTCGGACCAGGTTGTGGAGCCGCACTGGGGGCACGCCGACAGCCCCACAGCGAACGCTGTGGAGCAGTCGGCGCACCACCACAGAGCCACCGTCAGGCCGCCGTGACCGAGGCGCCGTTGTCCAGCGGGATGTACGTGAGCACCCACTTGACCGAGCCGGTGTTGCTGGCCGCGCAGGACAGGTCGAGCGTGCCGGCCGGCACCACGACCGCGTTCCGCGGCACCACCGTCGCGCCGGCGTTCGCCCCGACCATCGCGTCCGAGAACAGGCCGGTGATGCCGTACAGGCAGCCGACCTGGTCCGCGGTGATGTCGAGGACGGCGCACAGGTCGACGTCACTGCCGGTCGTCGGGTTGGACACCAACTTGGTGTTGTTGGCCTGCGTCTGGATGACGGTGGTGACCTCACCGACGATGCTGGTGATGAGGACCCGTCCGCCGCTGATGGTGAACAGCGCGGACTGGGTGGTCTGCGGCAGGGCCGCGGTGGCCCGCTCGACACGCTGCCCGTACAGGAGCGTGCGGAGCTGGTCGCCCTGGATGAGGGTGCTCATGGGTCACGCTCCCGTCGCGGGCAGGTTGGCGGCGGCGCGCTGGGTCGCGAGGTCGTGGGTCAGCGCGTTGACCGTGCCGGCGCCGGTGCTGGTCAGCTTCACGTACTTGTACGTGTCGGACAGCTGGGTGCCGAGCACCTCGACGACCATCGCGTTCTGGGTCGCGGCGGCGGCGGTGACGACGGTCGCGGCGGCGGCCTGGGTGCGGCGGGTCCACGCGTCGGTGCCGTTGCCGGTGTTGGTGTGGTACTCGGTGATCACGGCGAGGTTCTGCGATCCGGTGCCGGAGGAGTCCTTGGCCTCCTGCAGCGTGTAGGTGTCGCCCGCGGCGCCGGTGAGGAAGCAGAGGAACGCCACCGCCTGCGCGTCCCTCAGGTTGATCCACACACCGTCGGCTGCCGGGGTCGTGTTGAACTGGGCGCCGAGTCCCTTCTGGGCCATGGCCTTGCCTCTCTGTCGTGGTTGCCTGCCGGGGCGACACTGCCGGCCCGGATGGGAGCCGGCCCCGGGGCGTTACTGCCGGGGCCGGCCGAGTTGGGGTTAGCGGGCGGCGAGCTCGACGAACGGGCTGAGGGTGTTGCCGCCGTTCTTCGGGGTGATCGCGCTCTTGAGCCAGGGGCGGCCGTCGACCCGCTGGATGATGCGGAAGGTGGTCTTGTCGGAGCCGAACGCGTAGTCCGTCGACGAGTCGGCGGTCATGGTCTGCCGGTCACCGACCAGGTAGTACGACAGGTCCACGAAGGAGATGTCGCCGCGGTCGCCCAGCGCGCCGGCCTTCTCGGAGACGATCAGCGGCCGGCCGAAGATGGTCATCGGCGCGGCGCCGGCGGCGTTGTTGATGAAGATCGGGCCGCCGCCGGTGCCCACCGAGAGGGCCATGGTGAACAGCTCGGGGAGGGCGTCCGGGGAGCAGATCCACACCGCCTTCGACAGCGAGGACGGCAGCATCCGCGCGTACATCTTGACGATGTTCTCGTAGACGATGGTGTCCGCGGCCTGGCCGGACTCGGCGGAGACGGCGATCGCCGCCGGGTTGCCGGCGCCCATGAAGCCGAGGGGCTCGCCGGTGCCGGAGCCGGACATGAACGCGGCGTCCTCGCTGAACGCGAGGGCCTGCGGCCACAGGGTCTCGATCAGCGCGGAGAACGAGATGATCGAGTCCTGGAGCAGCTCGTTCGGAACCGCGCTGAGACCCGTCAGCTTCTTGGCGTCGAGGACGGCACGGCCGAACTTCGGGGAGCTGTCGGTGAGGGCGGCGCCCTCCTCACCCCAGTAGGCGACCATGCCGCCGAAGACGCTGCCGTTGTTGGTGGTCGAGTCGATCATCGGGAACGGCACCCGGGCGCTGTCCATCGGCACCACCGTGGCGAGCGGCCGAACGACCGACATCTCCAGGGCGATCTGCAGCAGCTGCGACCGCAGGTTCTCCGGGACGAGGAAGCCGCCGTCGGACGGGCTGACGCTGCCGGCGGCGTTGCGGAGCGCGCCGAGCTTCTCCGCGACGTTGGCCTCCGGCGTCTTGTGCCAGATCGTGCGCACGTACTCGACGCCATTGGAGAAGTGCTGGTCGAGGCTGGCGCCGGCGGCGTGCGGGTTGTGCGCAGTGCCCTGCCGGTGCGAGGTCAGCATGTTGGCGTTCGACCCGCCGGCCTTGGCCTGCGGGTTGAGGTTCAGGCGCTGGATGGCGTCGCGGTCGGCCTTCTGGTCGTTGTCGCGGAGCCAGTTGGCGAGCTGCCGCTGGGTCTCGGTCTCGACGACGCGCTGCAGGTCGGTGCCGTCGCCCTGCTGCTGGCGGGCGTACTCGGCGATGAACGAGCCGAGGGCGTCGCGGTTGGCGAGGACGGTCTCGAGACGGCCGGGGTCGGCGAGCATCTCGGCGAGCTCGGTCTCGTTCTTGGGGATGGCGGTGCCCGTCGGGAGGGCGTTCGCAGCGGTCATCGGAGTGCCTCCGTCAGGCGGGTGAACACGTCGTCGGTCGACGGCGTGGAGTACAGGTGTGCGGTGGCTGCGGCCCACGGGTCGGGCGGCAGGACCGGTTCGGGGGTGAGCTCGGGCGCCGCGGTCTCGACTTCGGCCTCAGGCTGCTGGGCGGTCGGCTCGGTGTCGTCCTCGGTCGGCTGCTCGTCGACCGGCTCGGCGGCAGGCGCCTCGGGCTCGGGCTCGACGGCCGGCGGGGCGACGGGCTGCGGCTGGCACTCAACAGCGGACGCCACTGGCTGCGGTGCGGGAGCCTCGGCACGGCTCGGGTACCGGAAGATCGACAGGTCCCAAGAATTCTGGGGCGAGTTTCCGTCCGTGAGAGTTCGAGTTGACGCCACCTCGTCCGCGAGTCCGGCGTCCACGGCCTCCTGTGCGGTGTACCAGGTCTCGGCCTCCATCAGGGCCCGCCAGTCCTCGGCGGTGCCGCCCGCACGGTTGGCGTAGACCTCGGCGATGTTGTTGCTCTGCCGGTCGAGGAGTTCGGCCATCTGCCGCATCTCCGCGGCGTTGCCGATGCACAGCCCGGACCCGTCGTGGATCATCAGCTGCGAGTTGGGCGCCATCACGATCCGGTCGCCGGCCATCGCAATCACCGAGGCGATCGACGCAGCCAGGCCGTCCACGTAGGTG